CAAAACGGCCCGGGCTTTATGCCAACATTCACGCTAAACGGAAACGCATTAAGGCGGGTTCTGGAGAGACAATGAGAAAAAAAGGTGCTAAAGGTGCCCCTGCCAAGAATGCGTTTAAGAGGATTGCAGCAAAAAGAAAAGGTTAACACTGTGTTATTATGAAACTTTTATCTCTTCTCGTTTTGTTTTTCGTGGCCGTATCTTCGGCTTCCGCGCAGAACATTTGTGCAAAACGGGAGGAGGTTATTGAAAGGTTATGGGGCAGGTGGCAGGAATTATTGACGGCTAACGGATTGGCGAATGACAACAGGCTTATTGAATTATTTGTGTCGGAACATGGCTCATGGACCATTGTCATTACTGACGCAAGCGGTCGTTCTTGTGTTGCGTCTGCCGGTCGAGGGTGGACCCCCCGGGAGCCAAAAATACCGCCAGAAGGCACGTAATGCCTGCCAAACCTTTAAATAAGACTATTTTACAGGAAAGTTTGGACGCGGTGGCGCGTCACGAGTCTGTTGCCGCAGCCGCCCGTGCTTTGAACGTCGCAGAAAGCACGCTTCGGTCCCGGATAATGCAGGCGCGGAAACAGTCCTTGGTCGCTGGTCAAAACAACCCTCCTCCTCTTCTTCCGGATTTTGGCGAAGAAGACATACCTATTGAAAACATTATCAACCACATGTCTGAGCGGTTTAAGAAACAGCACGCTCACCACAAGGCGCGGGAGTGGTTTGATATAGATATGCCTGACAATAAGCCCATGGCTTTGTGTTTGATGGGTGATCCGCATGTAGACGATAACGGGTGCAACTGGCCCTTGTTGCGTGAAGACTGTGACATAATGGCAACAACCCCTGGGATGTACTGCGTGCAGATGGGCGATGCCAGTAATGCGTGGGCTGGCAGGTTGATGCGGTTGTGGGCCGATCAGGACAGTAGTCGCAACACGGCTTACCGTCTTGTTGAGTGGCTCATGGTTGATAGTGGCGTGAAGTATCTTTTATGTTTGCTGGGCAATCACGACACTATGAGCGCGGAACATGCTTATGCTATAAAACAGATGTTGAAGAACACGGTACAAGTGTTCGACTGGCAGGCAAAATTTAATATTGCTTTTCCTAACGGCAAGAAGTGCCCAACGTGGTTGGCGCACAGCATGAAAGGAACCAGTATATACAACATACTTCACGGTCCCATGCGTGCCAGCAAGTTTGCGTCATTACCTATCCGGGTACTGGGTCAGGGTCACCATCACGAATGGGGTTATTTTGTAACGGAGGACGTGGATACAAAATTATCGACGCACTTGATAAAGACCCGGGGGTATAAGTACGTGGACGATTACGCGAACAGGCATCAGTTTGGAAGTCAGGATGACGGTGCGACTATGTCAGTTGTGATTGACCCGCGCGTCGAGGAGAGTCACCCGGGGTTTATACGTGTATTTGAAGACCTTAGATTAGCCCGGGATTATTTAACTTACTTACGGTCTAACTAGCCATGCCCAACTTAAAAGAACTTACCGTTAGCGAACATCTTATGATGTTAAGGGATCAGAATCTTGAATCGGACCCCAGTCGTCTTTTCATTAAAGAGGACCCTTTGTTTGAAATTCAGGGTCCTCTTCCATATGACATTTATGCAGGAGCAAGCCCTAACCCCGGAGAGGCTGCCCGAGTAGATGCCCTACCCCAGAAAGCCGGGTTGCCCCACGCTGCTCTTATTGCGAGAGGAGATCCCAGCCGCCCATCTCTAGACGACAAATCTATAGGGGCCGAACTGTACAAGCCTTATTTACAGGGTACTCGTGACTTAGGGGGGGCCTTGCACGGAGAAGTTGATGCAAAAGGTGCTGTTAGATTTGGAGCTACCGGACGCGGCGATGTTTTTGGAGGGGCCGGAACTGTTTCCGCTCAAAGAAGTATACCCCGGCGTCCTGAGAACGCGCCCCCGGTGACGGTGGATAGCTACAGAGCAACTTGGGAAGGACCTGTTGGCAAAGGACAGTTGGGTTTTGGCGCGGGTTTGACACTTCCCACCGTTGAAGGCGAAATGTTGCGTCCTTCTACCAGCCTTGATGCGGGATATAAGGTCCCGTTTGGTAGAGGAACTTTCGGTGCTCACGGCCATTTGGACAGATCCCCCGGGGGTAAAATTGGAGGAAGCGGCATGCTTCGGTATACGCTGCCTTTAGGAGGTCGCCGCTAATGCCTTTGACAAAGAAGGGCGCAAAGATAAAGCGCAAGATGACGAAGACGTATGGTAAAGGTAAGGGTAATCAAGTCTTTTACGCCAGTATAAATGCAGGTAAGGTAAAAGGCGCGGAGAAGAACAGAAAAGGTGGACGACGAAATGCCTAACGTAATGGGACGCGAATTTCCGTACACGCCGCAAGGCATGGCGGCGGCTGAACAATATAAGCAAGCCATGGGTATGCGCGACGGCGGCATGATGGGCTTTCGACCTATTGGGTACGCTAACGGAAGTCCTGGCGTTCCGGTAACGGATCTCATGGCCGTAGTCCGGGAGTTGACAAACCTAGAACAAACTGGGACTACCGAACAAGTAAAAGACTATGTTCTTGCTAACAAAGACGGTCTTCTTAAAGCAGCGGAGCAAAACCCGGAATTCGCAGACTACCTTCAGCGAATGATAACACGTTTTGCTCCGCAACAAACGCCCGACGCTATTCTTAACGACCCGCCTTCTCCGCCTCCAGAAACGATGCCTCCTCCAGAAATGAGGATGCCTTCTCCTGAGCAAGGGGAACAATTTTTAATGCCTCGTCCAGACATGGCTCCGCGACCCGAAATGGCTCCGCGACCCGAAATGAGGATGCCTCCTGAGCAGGGGGAACAATTTTTAATGCCTCAAACAGAAATTCCCGGATCTTCAGGAGTGAGCCAACCATTCCGGGGCGGTGGGATTGCCTCATTAAGGCGTTACTAGATGGCTAGAAACCCGCTACCCCGCAGCAATTTTGGGACGGCCTCTCTTATAGAAAGGCGAAACGAAATACCGCCTGTGGAACTGGAAGAAGGTCTGGACGCGGAAGTATCGTTTGACGACGACAGCATGATCGAAACACCCGGTTTGAATATAGAACTGGAAGATGACGGTGGTGTTATCGTTGATTTTGATCCACGTATGGATCAAGTTTCAAGCGCCGGGTTTTATGACAATCTTGCAGAAGAAGTAGATACGGGTGTTCTGTCTAGAATAGCTTCGGATCTTTTAGATCAGTACGAGGCTAACAAGGACGGTCGTAAAGATTGGGAAGACACGTACCGAACCGGTCTGGAGCTTTTAGGTTTCAAATACGAGGAACGGGCGGAACCGTTCCGTGGTGCGACAGGCGTGACGCACCCTCTTCTTGCAGAGGCCGTGACTCAGTTCCAAGCGCAGGCTTTTGGTGAATTATTGCCCGCAGGGGGCCCTGTAAATACTCAGATAATGGGCGAGTCTTCTCCGGACATAGAGGCTCAATCGGATCGTGTTCGCAACTTTATGAATTACCAAATCACGTGTGTTATGAAGGAATACACACCTGAATTTGACCAAATGCTGTTTTACCTGCCGCTAGCGGGTTCTACGTTCAAAAAGGTGTACTACGATGATTTCCTGGGACGTGCTGTCAGCAAGTTCGTTCCTGCGGAACAGCTAATTGTTCCGTATACCGCTACGGATCTGGAAACAGCCGAGAATGTAACACATGTTATTCAAATCTCGGAGAACGAACTTCGGAAGAAGCAGGTAGCCGGTTTTTATTCCGACATTAAAGTATCCGCATCCCAGTCGGACCCGTCCGAGGTCCGTGAGGAGATGGACGAGATAAGCGGGATAGAGCCCAGCCGTTTGGATACCGAGGTCACGTTACTTGAGTGTCATGTAGATCTGGATTTGGAAGGTTTTGAGGATTCCGATCCCGGCGGTGAATCCACCGGTATCAAGCTCCCTTACGTTGTAACCGTATCAGAAGATAACGGTAAGGTTCTCAGCATTCGCAGGAACTACAAGGAGGGGGATCAGGATCGTAAGAAAAACCAGTATTTTGTTCATTTTAAATTCCTTCCAGGGTTCGGTTTCTACGGGTTAGGTTTGATCCACATGATTGGTGGGTTAAGCCGAACAGCCACTGCTGCGTTGCGTCAGCTTATTGATGCAGGGACCTTGGCTAACTTGCCCGCAGGTTTCAAGACTCGCGGCCTTCGTATTCGTAATGATGACGAGCCGCTATCTCCGGGCGAGTTCAGGGACGTGGATTCCCCTGGGGGTGCAATTAGAGACTCGTTGATGCTTCTTCCCTATAAGGGAGCGGACCAGACCTTGTTCCAGTTGATGGGGTTCTGTGTGGAAGCCGGTCAGCGGTTCGCTGCGGTATCTAATTTACAGGTTGGCGACGGAAACCAGCAAGCTGCGGTTGGAACCACCATTGCAATGCTGGAGCAGGGTGCCAAAGTAATGTCGGCCATACATAAACGGCTGCATTACGCTCAGAAAGACGAGTTTGATCTTCTTGCAAAGGTATTCGGGGAATCTCTTCCACCGGAGTACCCCTACAACGTTGTAGGCGCTGAACGGGTCATAAAATCGGAGGATTTCGATGATAGGATTGACGTTATTCCAGTTTCCGATCCCAATATATTTTCCATGTCGCAAAGGGTCACTATGGCGCAGACTGAATTGCAGTTGGCGCAAGCGGCTCCGGACTTGCACAACATGTACGAAGCGTTTCGTAGGATGTATAAGGCGCTTGGTGTCAAAGACGTTGACTCTATTCTCAAGGTCATAGATCAGGAAGAGGCGGTTCCTAAAGATCCCGCAGTGGAGAATTCGGAAGCACTTGAAAACATTGAACTAGAGGCGTTCCAAGGCCAGAACCACAAAGCTCACATAATGGCTCACCTAGTTTTTGGGTCTTCTCCCATGGTTGGGCAGCTTCCCTCGGTCGCTATGGCGCTGCAAAAACACATTATGGAGCATGTTTCTATAGGGGCTAAGGAGCAGGTGTCCTCTCAGATGATGCAGCAGCTTCAAGGCCAAGCGCCGACTGAGGACCAGATTTTACAGATAGAATCCATGGTTGCTGAACAGATTGCGCAAGGTATGCAAGAGCTTAAAGCACTCAGCGCCCAGATAAGCGGAGAAGGTCAGCAAGGACCGGACCCCTTAATCGCTTTGAAAGAACAGGATCTGCAACTCCGGGCAAAACGGGACGAAGCAGAAAACCAGATCGACCAAGCCCGTCTTGCTTTGGACCGACAAAAAGCACAAGCCACCGCAGATTTAGGGGCGCAGAGGATACAATCCCAGGAAGAAATTGTTGAGGCACGTATACAGGCAGCGCGCGAACGCGAGTTGATGAAACAAGGTGATTAATAGGAGACGGTTATGAAAAAGAATTCTGTAGGGGTTTCTAGAAAAGGCATTGTTGTAAAAGACCAAGGTTTTGTTCCTTATAACGATGCAAAGTCTGAAACCACCCCGAACGTGTCTAAGGCTACTTCTGTGTCCGGTAAAAACCGTGGCATGGGCGCAGCGCTCCGTGGTGGTTCTTTTAAAATTTGCTGATAGGAGCTTACAAATGGATTGGATTATGAACCGCATGAAAGAGCCGTCTAGCTACGCTGCTTTAGGTGGTGTAGTTGTTGGCGTTGGCGTTCTTCTTTCCCAACCTATTGTAATCATGGTCGGTATGGTTGGTGGTGTAGTGGGTTTTCTGCTTAAAGAAAAGGGCGTGTTTTAGTTTTAAATGTGTGCGGAACTAAGCCATGCAGGAAGCTTCGGATGTATCTATTATAGACCTTTTTAACGCTGGATGGCCGGTCATTGTAGCCATTATTGGTCTTATAGTAGTACTCGCCAAGATGCACGGTGATCTGGAAGTATTAAAAGATAAGGTTAAAGTCTTGTTTGATCTCTGGAACGCTAAAAAATGAGCCAAAAGAAGCTGCAAAGAAACAGTCGTTATCAAGATCTGGATCTTGATGGTGACGGTGTCGTGTCGGATTCTGAGTTAGCGGCGGTCGAAGCCCTTGAAACAGCAGAAAAGATGGATGCCCAACGTCACATGGCGTGGTGTGCCCTTGCAATCATGGCTGGCATGACGGGTCTTTTGTTTTTTGTAGTAAGCGAAAGCAGACTCAAGTCAATAAGCGACCTCTTGGGGCTAGCTTACATAGCTTTTTCCGGGGTCACTTGTGCTTATATGGGTATGAGTGCTTATATGAGCAAAAAGTAGGGTAGAATCCTATGATTATGTCGCTCTTAGGGACTGCGTTAGGGTTTGGAACGTCTATAATTCCAGAGGTATTAGGCTATTTTAAACAGAAACAGGCGAATGAGCAGGAAATTTCCCTGTTGGAGGCAAAAGCCAAGTACGCAGACAAGCTTTCGGAGTTAAAGATAAAAGAATTAGATGCCGAAGCAGACATTGCCGAAGCAAAAGGGATATATGAGCATGACCGGTCTATTGACGCTGGAGGTTTTGTCAACGCTCTCCGGGGTTCTGTTCGCCCTGTCCTTACTTACGCCTTCTTTTTGCTGTTTGCGACGATTAAGGGAGTCACGTTGTACAGTATGGTGAATACGCAAGGTATGGATCTGTCTGCGGGTTTGGTTGCTATCTGGGACCCGGAAACTTCCGTTATATTTTCTTCTATAATTGCGTTCTGGTTTGGTTCCCGAAGTATGAGCAAGGCACGTGCTTGGCAACAAGAAAAGAAACCATAATGGACGGAATTTTTTTGGCGGAAAAACTTTTAAAAGTTATCAAGGAGCGTCGAGATCGTGTTTCCGAGATTATGGTTTCTGGTGGGGTACAAAATCACGAAGAATACAAACAACTAGTTGGCAACGTAGAGTCTTTGGATTATATAGGACAGGAGTTAAGAGAAATCTTAGAAAAGGCAGATTAATGTCCAAAAAATCCGAATCTGTTGGGGCTTCCAGCGTAGTTTCCTTAGATCCCGCATATGTAAAACCCGAAGAACGGGTTTTAGACCCCACAAAATTAGATACCGATACTTTTAATAGGTTGCCCAACCCCACGGGCTGGCGTTTGTTGATTCTTCCATATAGAGGAAAGGGCAAGAGTCAGGGAGGCGTCCTTCTTCCAGATGCTGTTGTTGACAGAGAATCCGTGGCTACGGTGTGTGGTTATGTCTTAAAAGTTGGTCCCCTCGCTTACGAAGACCGTAAGAAATTCCCAAGTGGGCCGTGGTGCCGGGAGAAGGACTGGATTATTTTTGGAAGGTATGCCGGAGCCCGGTTTAAGATAGACGGCGGAGAGGTCCGCGTTCTAAACGACGACGATGTAATAGCGGTTATACAGGACCCCGAAGATATCCTGCATTTTTAACATGGAGATAAACCATGCCTGAAGAATCTCAAGACGAGTTGGTTGTAGACATTCCCGAGACAGCTTCTAGTGTTGATGTTGTTGTCGAGGACTCCCCGGAAATCGAAGTTTCGGGGCAAGAGCCTGAAGAATCTTCTCCCGAACATGAGGAATACAGTAAGAAGGTTAAGCGACGAATTGACCGTCTTACAAAAAAGGCGCGCGAGGCCGAGCGCCAACAACAGGCGGCAGTTGAGTATGCTAGGGGAGTGCAGGCTGAAAACAGTCAGCTTAGAAACCGGGTACAAGATTTAGACCAGGGTTATATTGCAGAGTACGGGGACCGTGTAGCCACGCAATCGGATTCTTTGTCCAGAGATTTGGAAACCGCAATCGCCACAAGCGATACCGCCTCTCAAGTAGAAATAAATAAGAAGTTGTCTCAGCTTGCGATAGAGGAAGAGCGGGTAAAGGCTGCTAAACAACAACAGGCTGAAGCCGCGCAGAGAGCACAGTATCAGGCACAGTACCAAGCACAGCAACAAGTCGCGCCTGCACAGAATACCGTTCCAACTCGGCCTGATCCGAAAGCAATGGAATGGGCGGAGGAAAACCCGTGGTTTGGCGAAGACGACGCCATGACGTTTGCGGCTTTTGGAATACACAAGACTCTGGTTGAACAAGAAGACTTTGACACAAACACTCCAGAGTATTATCGTGTGATTGACGAAAGAATGAGAGAAGCGTTTCCCCATAAATTTGGGGGGACAGCATCTTCTACAGGAGGGAACAGGCCACAACAGGCCGTTGCTTCTGCTACACGTTCCGGGTCATCCGGGCGCAAAACAGTGAGATTATCCCCAAGCGAAGTTACGATTGCAAATAAGTTGGGGGTTCCTCTAGACCAGTACGCGAAATACAAACGCTAGGAAATGACAATGTCTGAAAACAATATTGATCGTACTCCTCGCGCATCCAAGACCCGAGCCGTAAAAACGCAAAGGAAACCTTGGAGTCCCCCGTCTTTATTAGACGCACCCGATCCGCCAGAAGGCTTTGTCCACCGATGGATACGGTCTGAAGTTAGGGGTTTTGATGACCGAAAAAATATATCTGCCCGCATGAGAGAAGGGTGGGAACTTGTTCGGAAAGAAGAATACCCTGAATTTGAGGCCCCAACAGTGGATTCCGGGACCTATGAAGGTGTCTTTGGCGTAGGAGGGCTGTTGCTGGCCCGTATTCCAATTGAGATTGTTGACGAGCGTAAGGACTATTTTAGTAAAATGAGTTCGGACGCAATGACCGCAGTTGATAACGATCTTATGAAGGAAACGCAGCATCATTCGATGGCGATTCAGAAGCCTGAACGACAATCGCGTGTAACGTTTGGAGGCCCTAGAAAATAGGGCACCTGTTTTGAACCCTTTTGCTTTAAGGAGCAAACGAAATGGCTAACATTAACGGAAGCTTTGGCCTCCGTCCGCTCAGTAAGATGGGTGGCGCGGCCAATTCCACTGCTACTTCAAACTATACTCTTTATGAGATAGCGAATGGCAACACAGACAAGATTTATCACGGTCAACCCGTGATTCCTCTTTCAACTGGTTATATTGACCATACCGCCAATGCTGCTGGTGGTACGGTTGGTCTTCTCGGTGTGTTCCAAGGCTGCGAGTATGTTTCTAGTACCACTGGAAAACCCACGTGGAGCAATTACTGGCCCGGTTCTGGGGCAGATAGCAACCACCCTGTAAAAGCGTATGTCAACGACGATCCGATGCAACTTTATGTTATCGCAACGGATGCTTCGTGGACCAGTAAAGCTACGGCACGTAGCAACGTCTTTGAAAACGCCAACTTCTCGACCTGTATTACAGGAACAGACGCTACTGGTGTATCGTTAGGTCGCCTCGCGATCAGCACGATTGCCACTACGGCTGCACTGCAAATGCGGATCATGGGTTGGGTAGAAGACTCTTCTAACGAAGACTTCTCCGCAGCGGGCATTGGTGCAATTGTTCGACTTAATAACCACTTCAATAGCAACAACGGCGCTATTGCTGCTGGTACTCCTTCAACTACTGGCGTATAGGGGGTTTAGAAAATGGCTATCAGTAGAGCACAACTCGTAAAAGAGTTGGAACCCGGCCTGAACGCATTGTTCGGAATGGAGTACGATCAGTATGATCGTGAGCACGAAGAAATCTTCTCTATGGAGAGTTCGGACCGTGCTTTTGAGGAAGAGGTTATGCTTTCAGGTTTTGGAAGCGCCCCAACCAAGGCAGAAGGCAGTGCAGTATCCTTCGATGACGCGCAAGAAGCTTATACAGCACGTTATACGATGGAAACGATAGCCCTCGCCTTTTCCATCACGGAAGAAGCTGTCGAAGATAACCTGTACGACAGGCTTGCTGGTCGGTACACAAAGGCTCTTGCCCGTAGTATGAGTCAGACGAAACAGGTTAAGGCCGCAGCGGTCCTTAACAATGCTTTCGACAGCACTTATACCGGCGGTGACAGCAAGGAACTTTGCGCTACAGACCACCCACTCGTAACGGGAAGCACGTTCCGTAACGAACTCTCCACTGCGGCGGATCTTAACGAGACTAGCCTTGAGCAGTCTCTGATTGATATCGCAAGCTTTGTGGACGAGCGGGGCCTGAAAGTTGCGGTTCGCGGCATGAAGCTGATTGTTCCTAAAGAACTTCAGTTCACAGCAGATCGTCTTCTAGAATCTACCCTACGCACCGGTACTGCGGATAACGACATTAACGCAGTTCGGAACATGGGTATGCTTCCAGAAGGTTATGCCGTCAATCACTTCCTTAGTGACACGGATGCTTTCTTCATCTTGACAGATGCACCCAACGGTCTGAAGGGCTTTAACCGTACCGCCGTCCGAACTTCAATGGAAGGTGATTTTGATACGGGTAATGTCCGTTACAAAGCCCGGGAGCGTTATGCTTTCGGCTGGTCGGACCCACGTGGCATTTTCGGCTCCCCAGGAGCATAATATATAAGGGGAGAGCCTAAAAAACTCTCCCCTGCTTTATAAATTTTTCTGGGACTACATAGCCCTAGCGACTGGCCCAGCAGACGCTCACAAGACGCTAGGGCGAAACCTTTGTGAGAAGGACGTTACGTCATGGCTAGAACAACTTTTTCCGGGCCGGTTCGCTCAATGCGCGGGTTTATAACCGCAGGACCAGATGCAGTTGTAAACATAACTGCGGAGACTACTCTTACATTTGCCGATCATGCTGGTCGCCTTATGGAGATAAATGACGCGGATGGTGCGGTAACGTTGCCCACCATCAAAGCTGATTCTAAGGGGGCTTCTGCGGGGCAAGATGACCCAAATGTAAACAACCACCTTGGTGCTGTTTACAGGTTCTTTATTGGAACCGACGCCACTGATCTTGATATCAAAACGGATGGCACGGATAAATTTCTGGGCTCCTTGGCGGTTGGCGTTACGGACGGCAGCTACAAGGTTTTCATACCCGGTTCATCAAACGATGTGATTTCTATGAATGGCGGAACGCAGGGTGGGGATAAGTTCTCATACCTTGAGATCACGGCCCTTGCTGACAACGAATATCTTGTTCAGGGTGTTCTTATTGGATCTGGAACAATTGCAACTCCTTTCGCGGATAGCTAAACCTGAGTAATGGAACGGGGGCAACGCCCCCGTTCTGATAGGAGAGTCTTATGGCAGACGCCGTAACTGCTACCACTGTAATAGATGGACCCAAGTCTGCGGTAATTTATTGCACCAACACAAGCGACGGAACTGGAGAGGCTGCTGTTACAAAAGTAGACGTTTCCGAGTTGTCTGCGCTTCAAGATGGAACTTCTTGCACAGGAGTCCGTATCCAAAAGATCGTGTTTTCCAATGTCGGCATGGGTGTCAAAATTCTTTGGGACGCATCGACCGACGTTATTGCAGCACAACTTCCAGCAGATTACTCAGACACGCTGGATTATTCTGATATAAGCGGTCTTCCAAATGTTGCAGCTTCTGGCGGGAAAACCGGAGACATACAGTTTACCACCGTTGGTCACAGCAGTGGAGACACGTATTCCGTAGTTCTGTATTGTTTGAAACAATATTGAGGCGTGTCTTTATGAAAGGCTTCTTGTGTCATGGCTGTTTCCGGATCTAAGGATTTTGAACCTAATGTAGCTGAATACGTGGAAGAAGCGTTTGAGCGGTGTGGACTGGAATTTCGTACAGGATACGATGCGCGTACTGCGCGGAGGTCCATTAATTTTCTCTTCGCGGATTGGGCAAATCGGGGTCTTAATCGTTGGACCATAGATCAGGTGAACCAGACCCTGGTATCCGGTCTTTCAGAATACCCCATAGGAACCATAACGGCTACGGTAGGGTCTTCCACAAACCTTGTTGTTGGTAATACCATAACCGGTTCCTCAAGCGGTACGACCGCAATTGTCTTAACCAAACCTAGTTCAACTACGGTCACGTTAAGTATCCCTTCGGGGTCTTTCACCGCTGGAGAAACTATAACCAGTACGGACAGCAGTGGTTCGGCGGTGAGTACTACGATATCGTCAGATCCCAGTATTTCGGACGTAAGATCCACTATAGATGTTTTATCTTCTGTAATACGACGCAGTGATTCGGACATTTCTATTAATCGCGTGAGCCGTGACGATTATTTGAGTATTCCAACCAAGACTACTTCTGGAAGACCTGTCCAATTTTACGTGGATCGTCAAATAACACCTGTAATTAAGGTTTGGCCTGAACCTGAAAACAGTACGGATGTTTTGATCTATGACCGACTGACACGCATGGACGATGCGGATGCCTCAGTAAACACTGTTGACGTTCCTTTCCGATTCTACCCTTGTTTAGCTGCGGGTCTGGCGTACTATCTTTCAGTAAAAAGAGCGCCGGATCGTGTTCCGTTGTTAAAAACGATATATGAAGAAGAGTTTCTTAGAGCGGCGGAAGAAGATAGAGATAGGGCCAGTTTCAGCGTAGTACCTTCTTATAGCTACTTAACGGCGACTTCTTAATGCCCAGGTACGCTTCAAACAAACATGCCATGGGAATTTCGGACCGTTCAGGAGCGGCGTACCGTCTAAAAGACATGCGAAAAGAATGGACCGGAATGCTCGTTGGTAAAGACGAGTGGGAGGCTAAACAACCTCAGTTGACTGTCCTTAAAATTCCGGCAGACCCGCAAGCGTTAAAAGATCCAAGACCGGATAGGACGGAACCTGCTGTTGAGGTGTTGCTAACAGAAGACGCTTTTCTTTCTTCCGCTAGCGGTTCCGCTGTATTGACAGTAATAGAGCCGGGTCATGGACGAAGCACAGGAGACGTAGTTAGATTTAGGTCGGTAGAACCGTTTGACGGATTTGCATCTTCTGTAATAGAGAGTGCCAGCGGCTATTCGATAACCAAGACTAGTTCGGATAGATACACGTTTACTGCTAGCAGCGGAACTGCAACAACGGGAAGTGTACGAGGAGGTGGGAGTTCTTCTTCCGCAGGTCCTGTAACTGTGAGTGCATAAGATGGCGTATACTTTTACCACTCTAAAAACTGCTATACAGGACTTTGTTCAAAGTTCTGAGACTACCTTTGTTACTCAGTTGCCCCGATTTATTTTGAATTCTGAAGAACGAATTTTAAAGGAATGTCAGTTAGACGTTTTTCGTAAGAATACGCAAGGTACAGTTACATCTGGAAACGCTTTTTTAGCAAAACCCAGTGACTTCCTAGCTCAGAACTCCTTGAGCGTCATAGTCTCTTCAAGCAAAGAGTTTCTTTTATACAAGCAAGTGACAATGTTGCAGGATTACACGCCTAATCCCGCAACCACGGGTGTTCCTCTTTATTACGGTGATTTCGATCAAGACACGTTCTTGATAGCTCCAACTCCTGATTCAAATTATACCGTGGAGTTGCATTATTTTTACCGTCCGCAATCCATAACGGAATCTTCTGATGGAACTAGCTGGTTGGGGGACAATGCAGAGTTGTCCTTGCTGTATGGGGCTCTCGTAGAAGCATACACGTTTTTAAAAGGAGAACCTGACCTCCTGGGTTTATATAACCAGCGTTTCCAAGAATCTTTGCAATGGCTCAAGAATCTTGGGGAAGGTTTGCAAACCAGAGATCAGTATCGCTACGATAGGGTTAGAAGACAGGTGCAATAAGTATGGGTGGCTGCGCGAACAGTGACATAGGTGACGCCATAATTTTCACCTCGGATAACGGGGGACACTCGCCGGAACAAATGGCAGAAATGGCGTTGAACAAAATAATGGTCGTTTCGGAAACGGCCCCGCCAGTTATACGAGATCAGGCGCTTGCTTACAAAAACCATATACGAAAAGTGTTGGTTTTATACATGGCTAAAATGGCAGAAAACGAAAGAACTAGCATTTATGCTTTGATGAAGCAGCAAGGCCAACATGATTTGGCTGAGATTATAAGGAGTTTGTGATGGCGATTGGATCATCAGCGGTTTGCGGAACATACAAACGTGAGATAAACGCAGGCATTCATTTCTGGACTTCGCATTCCCGTGGAGACGGCAGTACCATTGCCGCAGACACGTTTAAGATAGCCCTTTTTACCAACAGTTCGTCTATTGATGCCGACACCACGGGTTATTCAACAAGCAACGAAGTTAGTGGAACAAATTACACTGCGGGTGGTGAAGCGTTGTCGAGCGTAACTATTGGTCTTGCTGATAACAGCAGTTCAGTTCCTACTGCGTTTATAGACATGGCTGATGTTACGTGGTCCTCGGCTACAATCACGGATGCGCGGGGGGCCTTGATTTATAACTCAACGCTGGCTAACGCGGGTACGGCGGGTACAACAACACACGCGGCAAAACCTTCGGTATGTGTGATTAACTTCGGTGGTGACAGTTCTTCAAGCGCGGGAAACTTTACCGTTACAATGCCCGCCAATGACGCAAACAACGCTTTAATCAGGATTGCGTAATGACTGTTCTTGGTTGGGGCAGAGGTACATGGAACTCTGGGGCCTGGAATAATTCTCTTCCAGTTACCGGGGTTTCTTCTGCTACGGCCATTGGCACTGCGCGGGTTGACATACAGCCTTCAGTTACGGGGGTTTCGGCAGCTACTGCCGTTGGCAGTGTACGGGTTGACATACAGCCTTCGGTTACGGGGGTTTCGGCGGCTACTGCCGTTGGTACTGCGCGAGTTGACATACAGACCTCCGTTACTGGGGTTTCGGCGGCTACGGCTACCGGCAGTGTTCGGGTTGACATACAGCCTTCGGTTACGGGGGTTTCGGCGGCTACGGCTACCGGAAGTGTAAGGGTTGACATACAGACCTCCGTTACTGGGGTTTCAGCAACGGCATCCGCTGGCAGTGTAAGAGTAGACATACAGCCTTCGGTAACTGGGGTTTCGGCGGCTACAGCCGTTGGCAATGCTTTTGTGTGGCGAATAATTGTGCCGGGACAGGATGCCGATTGGAGTGGTATAGTTTCAGGGCAAAGCGCCGGATGGTCCGTGGTAACGGACACTCAATCACCTGATTGGGGTAATGTAGTTCCGGGGCAAAGCGCCGAATGGTCTGCAATAACTGATACTCAGTCACCTGAGTGGACTAAGATAGCGGCATAGGAAAAGAATATGGCTTCTACATTTACTACAGGTTTTGGTATTGAGAAGATTGGTTCGGGTGAACAGTCTGGTACATGGGGCACCACGACGAACCACAACTTTGATATCATTGACCGTATAGCCTCGTATAAAGCAGTTGCTATAACAACAAACGCGGATACGGCTACTTTAACTGTTCGCGAAGCATCTCCAGGGTCCGGTACTGAAAATCTCCAAGATGGCATGTACCGCGTAATTAAATTTACGGGGGCTTTGGATTCAAATTGCACAGTTACAATAGCCCCAAACACGGCTCCCGCTTGGTTTATTATTGAAAACGCAACTACCGATTCTGGTTCTAGTGGTCCTTATAGCCTTATCCTAAGTCAGGGTTCAGGCGCAAACGTCACCGTTCAAAACGGTAAGAACGCAATTATCTACTGTGATGGCGCAGGTTCAGGCGCAGCCGTTGTTGATGCTCTCGCTGATCTTCAGATTGGTACGTTGGAAGTTACCGGCGCAGCCGCGATTGATGGTGCTCTTACCTTGGGTGGTGCCGTTACTGGCGCAACAAACATTACATTAAGTGGAGAGTTAGACGCTGCTACGCTAGATATATCGGGCAATGCCGATATCGACGGAACAACTAATCTTGATGCTGTTGATATTGATGGTGCTGTTCAAGCTGATGGCACAATTACAGTTGGCGT